CTCTCCCCCTGATATTATGCGCCAGGAGAACCGTACACGCAACGAGGGTCAGAGTAACCGTAGCTGTAACGCTCACGGGCTTTGAACCGTACATTGCCTGTATCAAAGTCACCTTCCATCTTCGTAGACATCGGCATACGCTCAAAGTGAACGAAGCCGCGAGGAGCATCTGTTTTAATAAAGAATGCATCCGTGTCAGTCAGATAGTGATTAACGGTGTAACCCTGCGGGAGCATACCCATGTTCCGCGTAGCGTTAATATCGTTATCGGCAGTGCCTGGACGAAGAGTCGACTCAAGAAGACGATCCGCAACAAACTGAAGATTCGGAGGAATAACCAACTTCTGTCCTCGAACCGAAACTTTAAGTCCACGCTCATCAACAAAAGCTGCAATGTCAATAAGAGCGTTCTCAAGGCTTGTCTCGTTCAGATCAGCCGCTGTGGCTGGTTCGTTACGAAGCGTACCGTTGTTTACAAGAGGATGGTCTGTAGCACAAAGCTCCTTACCATCACCGCCTGTGAACCCACTATCAAAAGCGTTGTTCAGCGTAGCAGCACCCTTCACCTGTTTGGTGTTGGCCATACTACGTGCCAAAGCTTTCGTGTAGCGAGAGGCAAGACGATCATAAAGATTATCCTCGATTGCTTCTTCCGTAATGGAGAAAGCAAGCGCGATAGTCTCATGCGTATACCGTGCAGTATACGCCTCTTGGGCGTCATCAAAGGTAATTGCGGAACCTTCCTGCTTTACGGGCGCTGCCCCAAAGCCGGATAACATAACCTCTTCTTCAAAAGCACGTTCTGAAGATTCAGTGTCATAGATTTCCGCAGCTTCGTCATCGTATCGGGCGTATTCAAGGCCGAAAAGGGCATTGAGTCCCGGCTCTAGCTCTTTTGCTAGTTGTGCTCTGCTAATAGCCATTGTTCAATCCTTTCCTATACGCCAGTAGTTGAAACAGTACCAGCAGCAATGGAACCCGTAGGTGCATTAAAGCTGTTGTTCAACCTAACAATTGCGCCAATTCCGGCGGCTGCGAAATCCGCACTAGAAGGATCCTCAACCCAACCCATAATTCGTAACGTCAAACTATTGGTTGTTGCCATAGTACTGATAGCCAAACGACCGAGAGACACACCTGTAGCATCGGTGCCTGTGATGCCTGTAGACGTACTAGCATTCAAAAACACACTTGCGCGTGCTGTTGCCTTGCTTGTCCACGAAGCATCAGTTGCAACTACATACAACTGACTAGGGTCGTCATTGATAAAGGCTTTAACCGGATGATTGCTGTCTGCTCCAGATCCGGGCCAGTAGTTACTCCAAACGGGTTTTCCAGTGGTACTAGAGACATACTCACATCCTTGAAACACACCCAGAGCACTAACAGTTCCACCAGCGGCATTAGACGTATGGTCGATATACCCAGAAGCGAGGGGTACGACTATCTGTCCGTGGTAGAGTTTGCCAGTGTTGTCTGAGGCAATTTCATATGGAGTATATCCGGTAAGACCAGTGGAATTTGAACCTCCGCCCAACTTACTGATGGGACGTAGGCCAAAACTTCCATTAATATTAGCCATTTAATTTTCTCCTAGTCCTCGTTTTGAGGACCTCCAAAAGTTACACGAGATTGTCGATCAGGTTTATTGATCGGCATTACCGGATGCTGCTCACGAGCTAGATCATTATCAACAGCCTGCATCTGGTTGTTTGTCATGCTGCGAAAGTAAGCATCACGTTCTTCAACGATTTCAACCGGAACTCTTGCAAGCAAGAGACCACCAACACCTATGACACCAGCGTGTTTACCATCATCAACAGTCGGAATCTCAAAATCTGGGTATTCCTCACCACGTACCAGTTCCCAACCCTCACGGGAGCGAGCCGCCACGTTTTTACGGTCATCAAAACCCATTACTTCAGACCTAATCCATCGATGTTTGTAACCCTCTGGAGGGGGTGGTGCGTCCAACACGGACGGGGGCTTCCAAGGTTCTCTGCGTGCTTGCCCTGCACGAGTTTGGTTGGCTCTAGGCGTTCTCGTAGACTTTTCGCGAGTTGTGTTCTCAATAGTCATGGCTAGTCCCTCACATATTTTGCATATTCTTCAAGAGGCACATTAAGCCTCTTCGCAATAGCAACTTGTGAGGCTGATAACCGCACAGTTTTTCGTCCACTCTTGTTGCGGGATTTGGAAGACTCGGCCGACGCGACCTTTCTCCCCCCGTTAGACTTGGGACCAGATCCTAATTTCTGTGGAAACTCGTCTCTCATCCGTTTGTCAAGTTCATCGTAGTAATCATTTGAGGACGGGTCAAAGCCTTCGTCCTCAATTAGACGTCTATGAAGCCCAAAAGCCGCATATGTCATAACTTCGTCCTCACCAAACCACTTATTACTGCTTGCCCACTTCTCTGCCCGTGGGTCCGCAGAGGCTTGGGGTACAGGTGCTTGGGGTACAGGTGCTTGGGGTACAGGTGCTTCAGGTTGTTTGTTAGCCTTCGCAACCTTTACCCGTGATCTTTCAATAGTAAGATCCGATAAAACCTCTTGTGCCTCAACAATTTGATCGACATCACCCATCTCATGGGCGTCTCGTAAGAGTTTTTTGGCGGACTCTAGTTGTGAATCAACCCTACCCTCAAACTGTTCCATATAGCTTTTGTCTAAACTGCCCAACCGGTCCTTTAGATTATCATTCTCTCTACGGACATTTTCAGCAAACTCTATGGCGCTTTGCTTTTGACGTTCCTCTTCTCTGAAACGTTTGGTAAGATTATCAATCCTACCTTTTACATTAGAACTGTATTCCTCTAGTTCCTCGTTAGAGGCAGAGGATTTTACTTCGGTTTCTTGATCTTCTCCGGTTTCCGCTGGCAAGACATCTATATCTGTAGAGGTCTCTTCAGAGTCACCGACATCAACAGCGGTTTCTTCTAGTTCATTAGGCATGGTTTATCCCCCATGGTCTCTTTCTTCTTTCTAAAAGACCAAACGATCAAATGTGCTTGATATCGTCCGGTTCTAAAATAGTAGCGATAACTTCGTCATCGTTAATTATACGGACTTCTCCGCCTTCAATCTTAAAGCGAGCGCCCGCGTAGCGTCCGATGCATACCCAATCGCCTTCGGCACACCAAGATGTATCTAAAGCATCTCCAAACTTAGCAGCATCTTTATAGGCCAATGGCCCCACCCGAAGTACATAAGCAACGACCGTGGCAAGAGCCTCCCGGTCTATAATGGCGTCAGGGATGTGAACACCACCCTGCGTCATAGCTTTTCCCATATAAGGCATAACCAGAAGACGCCATCCGGTGGGCTGCGGTAGGCGTTCTTTAAGGTCTTTATCAATTAAGGAAGGGTCTAGAACTTTTTCATTTTTATTAATATAAGCCACAGACGCTTTGGACGTGGCTTTAGCGGTCTCCGCGACATGGTCGGGGACATACAAGGCTTTTGTCATTCTTCCTCCGAAGATTGCAGGAGATCTTTAATCTCCTGTTCTGCGAACTCTAATCCGTTAAGCTCTCCGACGAGATGCTTGTACGATTCCATATCTTTCGGAGAACCGTGTAGAATAGCGTCCTGGGTTAATTCTATGCGGCCTTGGATACTCTTCAACAAAGAATATGCAAAGGTCGTTGGGTCTGCCATTAATAACTACCGCTGTATTTCTTTCCTCTCGCCGCGCCTCCTTTAGAATATTTTATAGGGCCGCGTGGAGTGTATCCCATGCCGCCTTGCATGTAACCTAATTCATCACGGACCATACCGCCCATATTTCTACCTCCAACATCTTTTTCCGCGTCTGATAAGGCTTTTTCGTAAGCGGTGTCTAGATCGCGCCCTGACATTTCCGCAACAGTGCTCCTCCCGACTTTTTGAACATCCATAATAAACTCTCGTTTATCTTTATCAGAAACACCACCTTCAGGAGTTCGTTTGTCTGGGCCAAACATTACATCAATTTCTTCGTCCATCAGAAAGTTCCCTTTCCGCCGTTATTGTTAAAGTGACGGCCGCGAACCTGGCTCTCAGTGCCCTGAATCAAGGTGCTGTCTTCCGAATGCTCTTCCTTGTTTCGCATCATTGGCTTCAGAGAACCCATACTGAGAATCAAGACTGAACCGCCCTTTTTGTACCCAGCCATATCGTTCATCATTTCTGCTCTATCCATAAGACCACCTGCTCTTTCCGTAGAGATGCCCATTTGATCAGACATCTGATTGGTCATTCCGCCACCCCTGTATCCAGATTTCATCTTCGCATACGCTTTAGGGCTGACACTGCTTTTACTTTTAGGACGAGATGTTCCCGCCTTTTTACGCTTATTTATATTCTCAACTAAAGACATTAGCATTTCCACCTTTTTCTGGCCTGTCTTAAACGGCTGTTTGGATCTTTAGCCGCCTTCGGAAACTTTTTCATCTGTCCGGCAGATCGAGCGCAATAGGACTTTCTACGTTTCGCTGCCGCGCTTCCCTTTTTAACTTTCCCCGTAACCGCTGTTTTAAGCTTAGACCCCGGATTAGCCTTGCGATGAGCAGCCACACCCTTCTTCGTCATCCCAGCGCCCTTGCTGGTCTTACGATAGTTGGCGCCTTTGCCGCTAGTAGTGCGGCGTATGGGGCTCTGCCTTTTAATAGCCATATTGTTTCACGTGAAACATTATGCTCTCTTCCTAGCCTTCTTTTTTGCCGAAGCCGAAGGCAATTCCGCATAGTGGTAAAGCCTTTTGCTTTTAGGCCCGTGTTTAGATCCGGTATGAAGATCCCCATTAGACATCTTGTGTGTCCCACCAGGATGCTTGGTTCCATCCTTCAGGTAATGAGTCATGTTTTTAGCCATACTAATTCCCTCTTCCGGCTGTGCCTTGATTGATCCGCTCACGGTTAACCTCGGCACGTAGCAGAGCAATATCTTCCTGAGAATCAATCTTGTCTGCGGCCAATTCTTCTTTAGCGTCCTCTTTCGCAACGTCAAACAACAGACGCTGATCAAATTCAACAGCCTTGCGCTCCAAGTCGGCGGCCTTTATATCTAGCTCTTTAGACCTAAGCTCAACCAAGGGGTCTACTTCGCCCTCTGGCGGTGGCATAAGAGCCGACATCACTTCTTCGGTGTATTGTGCGATTAGCGTAGCTACCATGGCCTCCGGATCATCCATTTGGGGCAACTGTGGAGCCATATCAGGGCTTATTTGACCCGTTTGAATAGCATTCTGCACTTCCATGAACTGTTGTTGCTGTTGTTGCATCTGATTTCCAACTTCTTCACGGGCTTTTAAGGCTATATGCTCACATAAATGACCCTGCAACATACCAAAAAGGGGTGGTGTGCTGGATGGTATCGGTGTCTTCATAAATATTATGTGAGAAGTCATGTGAGCGTCATGATCTTGATTTGGAAACGCCTTGGGAGGCTGCATCGCCATAGCGCCAGCGTTTTCCATGGCGGGGTCCACAGGTTGAGGCTCCGGAGGGGCTGGAAGCAAAGAATCTATGTCATGAACACCAATGGCTTGGTATATTCTGCGGTAAGCCTCATACATATTATGCATTTCAGGGCTGGCTTGAGCTAACTGTAACTGAGTTTGTGCCAAGGCCAGTCTTTGAGACATAGAAAAGATGTTCGGATCAGAAACAGGGATTACATCAACACGATCGTCAAAATCCAACTGCTTAACAGTAGCTTCCGCTCCATATACGTTATACGGGTACACCGGAGGTAGCGACTCAGAAAACACACGAGCCAGCATCCGAAACTCTTGCTTTTGTGCGTAGTGCAGCCTCTTGTGTATGGCCGACATCACCTTGGAGCCACGTTCTAAAAGAGCAACCGTTGTTCCTACCGCAGCGTTTTGGTTGCCATCACCAACTTGCATGTCCGCAATAGCCGCAAAACGTCTTCCAGCATCCACTACAAAACCAAGAAGGCTCATTAATGTCTGGCTGGGCTCCTTGTATGGAAGCGGCATGATGCTTTCTCGTAAAGCACCGCCGGGAACATCAATATCACGAAACTCACCAGGAGAAAGAGGCTCGTCAGCATCACGAATTCTGATACCACGAGCTTTAAAGCCAGCGGGAAGATTTGCAAGTGTTCCGGCATCAATAAGCTGCCTTAAAATAGATGTTGCCGATCGACCCAACCCTCCGATCATATGCAACAAGCCAAACCCATAGAATCCAAGACCGGGTAGGAACTTAAAATGAGTGAAGTACTCTATACTACGATAGAGTTCATCACCCTGATTCCAGTTGCGTCGAATGGACAAAACCTTTGAGCTTCCTTCATCTATTGTAATAATATAAGGGAGCTTAATTCCTGTTTCCTCGTTCGTCATCGGATTAAGATGCTCGAAACCAGGTAGATCAAGATCTGTATGGACTTCTAGTATGGTGCAATCTTGGTCCCCGGAAGAAGTCTTCTCAACACCCATGAGGCGACGTTCTTTCTCTCGGATCTCGTCTTCCTCCGCATACGGCTCAAGATCAATATCTCTATAAAACCCGCCAGCTTGATATTTACGTATATCATTTTCGTTCATACGAATTACATGCGTTATACGAGAGGCGCTCTGCAAGTCTGTGGCGTTATACGGTACAAGTAGATCATCGGCGGGGACGAACTTAGAAACGGCTCTGTCCCGCATATCATCGAAATAGACCTTTTTAAAAGCACTTCCAGCAAGTGGTAGATAAAACAGAAGACGATCCATCTCCGGATCATACTCATCCATATTATGTGTTATCTGGTAATTCATAAATTCTTGGACGCGCTGGGCCTGGGCCTGAACATCCGGTGTAATAGCGCCAACCACCTGAGTTCGCACAGGTCCAGAACTAGGAAGAAGCTCTTTATAGGCTTGAGCTTGAAACTGTGTCACAGCCTCTGCAATAACAGGGTGTGTGACACCACTGGACCCCCTAAAAGGCTGATCCCGTTCCTCGTATTTTATACCTAGAAGGTTAAGTCCTTCTGTGTACGCATCTTCCCATTCTTGTCGGCTGCTTCTGTCGTCTTCGTAATATCCCAATAGTTCAGAAGAGATTTTAGTGAGATCTCGTTCATCCATAATTTCAGAAAGATTCGCGTCTGGATCATCTTCGATCTGTTCGCGAGCCATTTTCTCAATCTCTCCGACAAGAACAGACCCGTCTTCCTCCGGAATAAGGTTTCCAAGTAGACCATCAAAGTCTAGATCTTCTCCATCATCTTCAATCGTAACATCTTGGGCCTCTTCAAGAGGCTCGCCATAAGAAGGCATTGATTCAGATATAAGTGAAGTTGGTTCTCTAGCCATTTCTAACTACCCCTTTTTCTCTTCGCGCAATTGGTTAGTCATTTCTTTTTTCGCCTTCGGAGATACAGCTTTCTCGTAATATAGAATAATATGCTTCTGCTGTGCAAGGAACCGCTTTATCTCAGCCATGTTCATGGCAAGCGTCTCATAGTCCCGCACGCTTAGAGCATAGAACAAAAGGTCTCCGTTTTCCTTAACAAAACGCTTCTTAAACGCGGGAAACGTATCCTGAGTCACCACATAGAAATGAATGTCGTTGAGCGACACCGCACGCGGCTGCTTTTGGACAGGTATTTGCCGCTCCACCTCAATTGTCTTTATCTCAACAGGAAGTATCTTCTTAAATCCGGCGCAGCTACTTAACAACGACAGGAGCAGGAGCGCCGCTGATAATTTCAAGACTGCGGAATAACTTCTTTGTTCCAGCATTGATCTTCTTTTCTACCAAACGGGGTTTTTTCAGACTAAGCTTCGCTAGATTGTGCTTCCGCAACTTACCGATCAGGACATTTTTGTAAGAATTAGCCCTGTCGAGTTTGATCTGGAGTTTCTTTGTCAGTGCAGAGAAACGCTCCCGGTCCTCAATCATCGTGTTTATCGTCGCGTCTTGCAGCTTCTTGGCTGTCTCCAACTTCGCGCTATTTTCGGTCAGGATTTGGATGCGCTGCTGGCTGTCTTTGTAGTAGAAATAGGCCCCGTAGACTGAACCGCCTACGAGACCTATCACTATTATTAAGACATATATTTTGAGCATCAAAGGATGCCCCTCTCCCGCAATACGAACGCAATTGCGGCAGCGCCAACAGCAACCATAATTACGATTGGTTGGTCAATCAAGACGCCAATTCCAACTCCGCCAACGGCACATGCCGCGTAG